TGAAGAAGGTGCTGAAGACTTGGGTGGCTTAGAAGACCTCGGTGGTGAAATGGGTGGTGATAAACCATTCGATGATGAACCATTCGATGCTGAGGTAGAGGCTGATGAAGAATCAGACCCAAAGAACTACATTCAACAACTAGCGGGTAAGCTAGGACAATCCCTAAGAAAATACAACAAAGATATGGGACAACCTGATTTGGAACTTGAGAAGTTTGCAATCAACTCGGTTGTTTCTGCTACACATAGTGGCCAAATGGATAATGAGGACCAAAGCGATATTATCAAGACAGTTAAGAAGGCTGGTAAAGGTGGTGATATGGATGTAGATGTAGATGTGGATGTTAACGGCCAAGATGCAGACGGTGAAATGTCTGACCCAGAAGCCCCAGAAATTTCTCCAGAAGAAGGTGGAATGGAAGATGAGGAACTGGACTTTGGAGAATCTTATACTAGATTATCTGATGATGTATTAACTGAAGGATTCGATGAGATGGATGCTATGGATATGATGTATCGTAGCGATTTCGGTGATGATGCAGTAAGTAACTGTTGTGGTTCTAGATTCGTTCACGGAGATATTTGTTCAGACTGTGGAGAACATGCTGGACCAGCAGACGTTGAGGATACTCCAACAATGGGGGAATCAGTTATTGAAAAGATTTTTGAACATCATGGTATGGACTATAAGAACTATGGTAAGTACGATGATGATGAATATATGCTAGATGTGGATGATTCTGAGCCAAGCTTAGATAATCCAAAAGCGAAAACTAAAAAGGCTGAAGTGCTTAAGGTTCCAAGGAGAAAGAAACCTTGGAAGATTCCTGTTGCAAAGCCTAGTAAAGAAAAAACAGGTAAGTAATGGAAGAATTGTTTTTGATATATGTGCATGAGTTAGGGAAGAACTTTAACGGTGGTTATGTATATGAATTCATTTTTTCAGATACCTTAGATGTTAGTGGTGAAGATTGGGATTTATATCCAGCTTCGGGAAATCCATTACCACCTAATTCTAAATTCATTAGAAAGGTTGGTCGTTTGGAATCTGACATGAAATTTGAGGTGATTCAAAATAGTGATACATTTGCTGTTTGGGACGCTGTTGATGGAGTTGTTTCGCTAGCATGGGAAGACATTAGAGATTATGATGAATACCCTGAAAGTAGAATCGCATTTAAGTTTGCCGATTCAATTACTTCGGTAGAAGATAAGCTCTACGAAAATGACCTAATTTTAGATTATAATGTAACTAGAAATGAAAAACTTAAAGGAAACGATAGCGAATAAATTGCATGAAGCTAACTTCATGGTTAAGCCAGAGGACGTTGAGGATATCATCGACAAGGTTGAAGATGATGATGTTATTAAGTTAGTTGACGAAGCTGAAGAGGAAAATAATCCTTGGGCTATCTGTACATCATCTGTTGGTAGAGAAGATAAGGACAAATATGAAAGTTGTGTTAAGAAAGTTAAGAAACAACATGGTGTTTCGGAAGAATTAACTGAACAAGATTGGGAGGATGAATCTTCAAGTCGTGAAGTTGAATACGGTATTAGTCCAGAAGCAGGTCAAGATGAATATGAAGAAATTGAGGATATCAGACAAATGGGGGGTATGGATGAGGCTCTTGATTATGACATGAACGCTATATCACATATTCAAGACCATGTTATTTCAAGGTTAGACCATGTTTTTCATAAGATATTAGATGATGATGTGTTATATGAAATCATGTCTAAGAAGGTTCGTTGGGCTATAGAAGATGCTTATGATAAACATAGACGTGCGAATGAAGGAATGGTTAAAGAAGAGGGTATAGAAGCACCCGCACCAGAACAACCACAAGTAGATGTTAAAGACCTACAAAGAGATGTTCAGAAGTTCTTAGATAAATTGGAGTTAGGACAATTCAAAGCTATCTTAGCAAGAATTGACAAGCCAGTTGAGAAAGCTGAATTACTTGCCGCATTTGGTGAGAGAATCGGAGTTCCAAGAACCAAATTACCTATCTTAATGCAGCAACTTAGACAAACCGCTGAAAGCGTTAATCCAAGAATGACTAAAGATGCGCTAATTGAAACTGTTGATGCGGTTAGAGAACGTAACGTAATTAAAAGAGTTAAGAAAAAAGATATAAATGAGTAAGTATAAGGACATATTGAAGAAGTCTCTTAAGGAGAATTACGTTCCTTATGGTGACCATAAGGAGAAAATGCACCCATCCCTAGAGGAAGCTCTTAAGGATAGCAAACACTCATTAGGTGGACACCCAGCATTTCCAGATGATGATGAATATGGTTTTGCTCAAAAGCTTGCTGGGCAAAGATTTAATGAAGTACTAGGTAACTATAAGAAGCAGTTCGACACTGACATGGTTGACCAGATGCAGTTTGATGCTACAGAAGGTATGATTGGTGAAATCATTGAAATGGAGAAGCCACATAAGAAAGCATTAGAAGAGCTTGCTATTGAGATGATTCAAAAAGAATATGATATCGATGCTGAGGATGTTGAAATCGTTGCTGAATTAACAACTGATATTTCTGTTGAGGGTTCTGTGAAGAATGATACACCACTTGTTGTTGAATTAGACTTCGATGACCATGATTCTATGGTAGGTGCTAATGACGAAGTATATAAAAGAAGATTAGTTAATGCTATGTGTAGTGGTGCTGCTAAGAAGGGTAATCACATGTATCAATTGGTTGATAACACATTAATGGAGATGAACCCACAATTACCAAGCAAATATGGTAAACTAATGGCTCTAGCTGATTTAGCATACTACATGATAGATGATAGTGCTGAAATGAAAGCCGCTGGTGGTGTTAATGTTGATATGGGTGGTGATAAACCAGTAATCCATGCACAAGGTACTACATTCCCAGTTATGGTTCATGAAATGATTAAGGGTGTTATGGAAGTTCTATCTTCACACGGACTACCACAAGACGAAGGTATTAGAGAATATGTAAAAGGTAAAGCAGACTTTAAGGGTGCGGGACCTTGGGATGATAGATTAGGACCAGCAGTATGGGATAAATTTACTGAATGTTTTGAAGCAGAAGATTTCGCATTGAAGCACCATGTTTATTCTGAGATGTGTTCATTACCTGTTAAGGAGTTTAATAATATGATGAAAGAAGTAATGGCTGGAACCAAAACTGGTAAAAACTATATTTCTGAAATGTGTAGTGATATTAAAAATGAGATTGCTTTGGATGAATATGAAGAAGTAATTGGTGGTAGTGATATGGATGATGGCACATTCGATATCAATGATTTAGAAATGATGGACCCAAATGACCTATAATCTAGGGTTTAAAGATATAAGATAAAGGGCAATCCAATAGGGTTGCCTTTTCAATTATAAGAGATTATTAGTAATTTCCACCATATTTATTGAGAAAATAGCTATGCTAACGAAAGACGAAATATATGAGGAATATGTTAAGTGTATACAAGACCCTGTATACGCAATCGGTACGTATTTGAAAACTTTTGACAAAACTCAAGAGGGTTTCGTTCCGTTCAAGCTATTCCCTAAACAACAGAAAATCGTTGCTGCATACGAGGAACATAGGTTTAATCTTGTGACAAAGCCAAGACAGGCTGGTATTTCTACCACTACACAGGCTTATATGTCCATTAAGGTGGCGTTTGCTGACCCTAATAACCCAGAGACGATACTCATCATTGCCAACAAGCTAAAACTGGCTCAGAAGTTCTTAAAAGGGATTAAAGATTATTTACGTCAAATACCTAGATGGTGTTGGGGTGAGGAATATTACCTAGATGAGAAGAAAGATATCTTTGAAGAAGGTAACTCGAAATCAGAACTTGTACTTCCTAATGGTTGTCAAGTTATTGCGGTTGCGACATCTGAAGACGCACTTAGGGGGTATACACCTACTTACCTAGTATTTGATGAGGCAGCCTTCATCGATAGAGGTGATGAAGTATATGCGGCAGCGATGTCGTCATGTGCTACTGGTGGTAAGGCTATTCTTATTTCCACACCTAACGGTATGGACCCACTCTACTATAAGACATACGAAGAGGCTAGGGCTAATAGAAATAGTTACAATGTCATTGAAATGAGGTGGTATGAAGACCCTAGATACAATAAGGATTTAAGGTGGAAGAAATTAATTGATGAGGAGGCTGAAACTGAGAGTGAAAGATTTGAAATTGTTGATGAGGTTGAGTTCACTAAGGAATCATACCTGAAGAAACTCGAAGAAGGGTTCAAACCTTCCTCAACTTGGTATGAGAATTTCTGTGGTATTCTTAACAATAATAAGAGAAAAATTGCTCAAGAGCTTGATGTATCATTCCTAGGGTCTGGTGCGAACGTAATTGATGATGAAGATATAGAATATCACGAGAAGATTAATGTTAGAGAACCAGTGATGGTTACTGGTAACGAATCTGAATACTGGTTATGGGAAGAACCGATAGAAGGGCACACATACATGCTTGGTTCTGATGTATCCAGAGGTGATGGAGAAGATTTCTCAACTATTATAATTGTAGACATTACTACAATGGAACAAGTGTTCGAGTATCAAGGTAAGATGAAAGCTGATAAGCTTGGTGAAGAGATATTCAAATACGGTAATATGTACAACGCATTTGTTGTTGTCGATATTACAGGTGGTAGGGGTGATGCAACAGTACTTAAGTTATTAGAACTTGGTTACAAGAATTTATATTACCATGATGGTAAGAAGAATCTTGGTAAGATAAAGGACATGGAAAAGTATGTTAGGGACAAGGATAAGATGCCAGGTTTCCAAGCACAAGCTGTTCGTGAACCGATGATTACTAAGTTCGAAGAAATGATTAGGTTAGATGGGATTAAGGTAAGGTCTAAAAGACTTGTTGATGAATTTAAAACGTTCATATTCAAGAATGGAAAACCAGACCACATGGATGGATATCATGATGATTTAATTATGGCATTAGCTATGGTCCTATATGTACACCAATTCTCATTTAAGGAATTACAAAAACTTGAATCTAAAACTAAGGCTATGTTAGCTGGTTGGGCTAGTAGTGCTTCTGTAGGAAGTAATGTAGACCCTAACAGTGGATTCACACCTAAATCAATGAGAAAACAATCAACAACAGGAAAACCTAACTTTGACCATAAAACAAAGAAAA